GTGCGATCCGAAATGCGTGAGCGGCGTTTGTGTATCCGCGTATATTTTACCGCCAATATTAGTCCATAATCTACAGAAAGCAATGTCTTCACCTAGGTATCCGTTTTCAGGATCTTGTGCTGTTTCAAAGAATGTATACCAACCTTTTTCCATAGTCTCTACTTTATTACCTACTAATTGTTTATTAACTGTTTTTCGTTCTGGATATTTTTCTGCAAGTTTTTCAAATACTTCTCTTTTAATCATCATGAATCCAGTAGGTCCTGCAATAATTTCTGCAAAGCCATCTTTTTGAATTCTAACATTATCTTTATCTGGGAAATGTACAATGAATTGTAATTGATTATCTTTACCATAACCTTTAACTGGATAAGGTGTTAAACATAATGGTACATCTTTTTCTATTAATCTGTAAATAGCATCTGGTTCAAATCCAATGTCCGCGTCTATAAATAAAAAATGCGTGCAGTCTGAATTAAGAAAATAAGCTACACAATTATTTCTTGCTTGGGTAACTAAAGCCATTCCCGATTGTAAGTGAACTGCTGAAGATACTGCAAGTCTTGGATGAGATGTTGATACGAATTTTAATAAACTATTTGCATAGTTGGTTGTAACTTGATGACCAAATGCTGGTGTTGCTATAAATAGCTTAACGTGTTTTTTCTGTTCTGACATAATTTAAAAAGTTTTTCCATTCTTGTATTCTGGTTTCCCATGAATAGTTTTTGTTATAGTATTTAATTTGCATTTCTAAATCGTCTTTATATAAATTATCTTTATAGTTGTCAATGACCGAGTTTAACGTTTCTGCATATCGTTCAATTAAGTTTTGGCCACTAGAATCAAATTCAATCATCGTTGCAAATTCACCACAGGTCTCCGGCAACGCTCCGTAATTCGTTGTCACTACATGACAGCCCGCTGACATCGCTTCAATAACTGCAAGGCATGATGTTTCTTCAAAGATAGATGGATAAGTATAGATATGAGCTTTTTCTACAGCTCTTCTTATTTCACCATTGAAAGTATAACCATGATAATTAACATTAGGTGTATTTTTACATTTATTAAATAATGCATCAAATCTATCCTTTTCACTTTCTTCAAAAGCAGATCCATATATTTTAGTAGATGAATAAATATCTACTTCAAAATCATTTCTTGTTTTATTTAATATCTCAATAGCTTTAATTAATACCGCAAGTCCACGCCAAGGAGTTGAGGTATATAATAATTTTATTTTATCTGATGTAATTATTAATGGTTCTTTCTTTACCGGTTCAAATGCATGAGTTGCATTCTTAATTACAAAGGATTTGTATTCTGGAATTTTATAAACTTCTCTAAACTTATTGTATTGCCAATGACTAACATAGATAAAGTAATCAATAGAATCTACGAACTTACGATCGCGCATGTATTGTACATTGGGCTGATCATAACTTAAATGTTGCCAAAGGATATTAATCTTATCTTCTTTAACAAGAGAAGGATTACAAATAGAACCAATTAGATTAATTGCATCAATAGATTCTTCTGGTAATTGAGCAAGTAGTTGCTCTTTTAATATCTCTGTTCCACCTTTAGGATTCATATTTTAACTTCTTTCACTCTCTATCTTTAACATTTTTTTCTTAAAGTTTCCAGCATTAATTATTGAATTATTAATTCCTTTTATCACTAATTCCGCATATTCATTATTACCTGGTGCAAAATAATCTTTAGGATGTTCATGATGTTTGTATTTTATGTTATCTTTCCACAGATAATAAGTATTCCAATGATACTTATCTTTTAACAGTTCTAATATGTAATCTTCTTTATTAATTTTCATATGTTCAACAACTGGAAATTTATGTAGAAAATTTAATTGACCATCATTCCAAACAAAATAGTGGTGATGATTATATCCTCTCCATTTAAATTGATATTTTTCATCTTTCCAATTTTCAGATTCTCTACATACTTCAGTTAATGGAGATGGACATTCAATAAATCCAGCTTTTGCAACTCTAGACATTTCTTCTATACAATTAAATGGATTATATAAATCTTCTAGAACATGTCTTGCATAAACAAAATCAAACTCTTTATCTTCATACGGAAACTTATCTTTAGAAAAATTAACAACTTTATAATTAGATAGTTTTTCTCTTTCAGAATCTAACCAACCACAAAAATGAGTTGCATATGGAAAAGGAAGAACTCCAGGACCAAGCTCTAATACTTTCATATCTTTGTTAATAAACCTACCAAGGAAATCATAAATTTCTGCAATGGGGGTATGATACTTAATCATTTATTCTTCTTTCAAATAAAACGTCTACTTGAAATAATGTATTATTTAAAGCGTAATGCACATCTATAACATCAATTAATGAAAAATTTAATGTGTTTAAATAACAAACAATATCAGTCAATCTTGGTGCTTTGTCATTATAATTAAGAGTTTGTGTTTCAAGAATTAAATGTGTTGTCTTTTTAATAATAGGAACAGCTCCTTTGATAATATCTAATTCAGATCCTTGTACATCCATTTTAATTAAATCATAGCCGTCTTCTGAATTTAATAATGTGGGTAAAGTAATAGTTGTTTTCTTTATAGGTGCAAATTTAAAATGTGTATTTTCTTTATAAATAGTATTGCCTGTTTGCATACCATCTAAACATTTATAATAATCCACTTCTTTATTATTCTCTTTACCTAGTAATGCTATTTTATAAGGACCAATCTTTTTTAATATTTCTTCTTTTTCTTCATTTGCTTCAATCATTAAGACATCTGCATCAGGATATATGCTTTTAAAATTTTGTGTCCAGATACCTTCAAAAGCACCAATATCTAAAACTTTATTGAACTTCAAACCTATAGTCTTATAGTGCTGCATTCTTCTCCACTCATTTGGAAGTTTCATGTCTTGCTGAATAAGGGAATAGTTGGAACTATAATTTTAACATCGCGTTTAATATCTTCAGGTTTAGCATTTAGATCTGCTTGAACCTCTGCTTCATTCTTATAGACATGTCCTGTCTTTATATTCTTAATTGTGATCTCTGAATCACAAATTATTTTTATTTCTTTCATTACGTCGTTAATGATCCTCTGTTCACTTCTAATATAGAAACAATTCCTCTTACAACTGTGCTAGCAGCAGAAATTAATAAGGCATCTCCTTCTTCTAAAATAATAGGTCCTTTTGCAATATTTTCTGTTGAATTAGAACCTAAACTAACATGAGCTATTTCTGTAGTAGTTGTTGCAGAAGAATCATAAATAAAAACTTCTACTACATGACTGCCTGATTGATTGGTTACTTGAATAGTTTGAATGACCGCTCTTGCCGTAGCGTTGCAAGTGTAGACAGTTGTATTAGCCGTTGTGGTTGGTTTATAGATTGCGTTTTTATATACGTTAGACATTTTTCTTTATACTCTAATAAAATACCAAGCTTCAGCTTCATTAGCATCTTGCACATCTTGTGTAAAGGTATTATTTAATTGTAACACCATCTGCTCTAATGTTCTAATAATCTGGTCCATCTGTTGTTGATTATATTCTGGTGTAGCGTTTGCTAATCTTGGTTGATCTAGTTTTGCCATTCTAATTTAGCTCCTTTGGATAAATTTTCTTTAACAAATAAAGCTTGTAAGTTAGTGAAATGAAAACACTTAACTTGTTCTTCTGGTTTAGTCAAATCAAACGCGGCACATGGTATTTTATGATCAACATGCCAAATTTTACCATAGTTATTTTTAGTCATTCCTGGTCTAAATGATTTTTCTAAATGATTCCATAAATTGTCAATTGATGTACCTAATAAATCTATTGTTTTTTTAGATTTCACAGTTCCTTTTAAAGCCATGTAAATTCTGTGTCTTAAATTATCTTTTATTTTATATGTTGGATTATTTTTAATTTTATTTAATTTCCATTCATTTTTATATTTATTTATTTTATCTTTATTTAAAGATACATATTTTTTATGATACTTTTTAATTTTATCTATATTTTTTAAATAGTATTGTTTTTTCTTTTCATTAATTTTTTCTTTATTATTTTCATAATATTTTTTATCAATTAATTTTTTCTTTTCTTTATTATTTAATCTATATTCTTTAACTTTAATTAATATTTTTAATCTATTCTTTTGATAATATTTTTTATCAGATAACTTTTTCTTTTGTTCTTTTGTCATTTTTCTAGCGAAGCCCATCTTCTTGTCCATCTATGCGAAGAGTGCCCATGCGCCACTTTGTATCAATATCTGAACTTATAATTTTAACTGCAACCTGACGTCCTCGCGCTCGCATGTCTACTTTAGTTGTTGTAGAATATACTAATGTGCTTGATGCAACAGTTTGAACAGATCCCGGATATTGTCTAACTAGGAATTGTATATTAACTGCTCCTTGTTGATCCTTCATATCTGGGATGTATCGTTTGATAAATAAATTATTATTTCCATCTACAATATCCACGTCTCCTGATTCTATGAAAGCTGTAATTGGATCTGTATCGTCATTCACTCCTTTTTCTTGGTCATACAATGTTGATACACCAGCTGTTAATCCAATAACTGTTGGTTGTGCAAGTGTTGTAGAATTTGGTATATATTTTGTAGCTAATGGATTTGCGAACACATCTTTAGAAGCCCAAGTTGTTCTAGCTAAAGTTCCAATTGTCCATAATTTTTCAAGATAGTTATATGTTACTATTCTATCAATTGCAGTAGAAGTACCTGATGCATAAAACCAATTTACTTCTGAAAAATCTAAATTAACTCCAGCGTAAATAATAGAGTGTTCATCTGTATTTATATCTTGAAATACATAATCTTGTACTGAACATGGAATTTCTTTCACGACCCCGTCAAATAAATAGAATGCTCCATCGGACATCCAATAGACAACGTTCTCCGCTTCTACAGCAGAATGCGCAGATAACGTTCCGCAGTTCGTACCAATTTGTTTAAATGAGAATGTAAATGGTGGTCCGACAAACTGCATAGAATGAGCTGATGTATTAGTTAATATTAATATATCTCCTCTTGTTGGAACTGCTGTTACAATTCTATTTCCTGATGATAATCTTTGAAATCCTGCGGTATTGGTTGCATTGGGTATAAAGTCTGTAATAGATTCTTGTGAACCGAAAAGCACGGCCATTGGATCATAAGTTGAACTTGTTCCTGGTGTTGTTTGAGTACCAAAGAATATTACATGTCTATCTCTTGGAGATATTGTCATATAATTAGATTGTGTTGGAGCATTAGACAATAATGTAGCTCTAGTATTTCTTGCAGGTAAAAATGCAGAGGTATCAAAGTAATAAGTTTTACCACCAACAATTGTTGCAATAATATCTTCACCAAAGTTATCTATTTGCCATATTCTTGGATTAGCAGTAATAACTCCTGCAGGTCTTGGTGTATTCCAAGTTGAAAATCCCCATGCACCGGCTCCCCATCCATTACCAATTGTTGTACTATCTGATCCTATATTTATTTGAAATGCTGCACCTGATGCTGTGCCAGATGTTGTAACAACTCCTGGTGTTCCAATTGTAGCTACATCTATTGTAAAGTTATTAGAATCTATAATATTTTGAATCTCAAATTCTTGAGCCATATTAGTGTTAGTAATATTTATAACACTTACTCCAGTAACTCCTGAAAATGTAACAAAGTCTCCAGCGATTGCACCATTAGATGTTGCAAGAACGTTTACAATGGTTGTTGCTGATGTGAATGTAAATACTGCTGGAATAGTAGTTGATAAAGGTGTGATGTCATAAAAGTTGTTATCGTAATAAGTATATAGTTTTCTATCTGTACCGATGATCGCTAATGAGTCACCAGCTAAATCTGTATATGTATGAATATCTCTTGCAGCACCAATTAAATTAGTACCAACGGCTGGTTGCCATCCACCTATCTTTTCAGGAACGCCATATCTAAAACGAACATTATCACACCCAGTCCAACCACCTTCTGCGCCGTATTGAGTATTTTGTTTATCGATTCCTGGTCTAAATTGTAGTTTATTTATTGGCATAAGCTATTCTTATACCACCAGATTTGTTGATTTACACTATTTTAGTGAAAGGTGGTAATCCTAATAAAGGTCTTTTATCATATAAATTGGAATCTGCAAACTGTCCATTTACATGGTTATAGTGCAAGAAAACTTGCGCACAGATATTACCTGTGAATTCTTCTCTCCAATGTTCTAACTCACATCCAGAATATACTAACATATCACCTGGTTCAAGATCCACTCTAATACCTGCTGGTGCATTAGGTTTCATAATATTTTTATATTCATCTATTACATTATTACTTCCTGTTGGATCTATAAATATGGGCCAACTATCTCCACCTAGATTTAATGTTGTAGATATTTCACAAGATGGTCTATCTTTATGTCTCTTTAATATAGAACCTTTTTCGTACACACGTGCGTATGAGTATGTAGGTATTAAATTAAGATTAGTTTCTTTTTTCATAATAGGCATAACTTTCATTAATAATGTCTCCATAGCAAAATCTGCATAATGAGAATAAACATTAGGAACCTGTTGATCTTTCCAAGTACCAAATAAACTATTTTCTGCTATTAGATTATTTTTATACATATAGTCAACAGCATCACGTTTAAGTAAGAAGTAGTTAAATATAAAATTAGCAAGTTCATACGGAACTGCTTTTTTAATTACTTGATATTTATTAATTTGAAAACTCATAATGTTATATCCGATCCGTCTTTATGTTTAGTTTGATATTTAGCTGTTGCATTTCTTAATGTTTTCACTTCTTCATCAGATACTACTTCTATTTCATACTCCTCTATTCCAAGAATTAATCCTGCAATAAATCTTCTCATACCTATACATAATCTATATTTACCATCTTTTTCAGTGCATATTAAAGGATTAATAATACCATTATTTTTTATATCTTCTTTTAATTTTTTCCAACCTTCATTTTCAGTTTGTTTCATTTTACCTTCTTCTGTGTTTAAAAATTTTTCTCTAAATATAATTTTATCTTTATGAACTTTCATACAAACATTCCTCTTTGTAAAAAATTAAATGATACTGATATTCTTATATCATTAGATTTATTTGGATCAACACAGTGATTTAACCATGATGGAAACATTATTAATCGTCCTGCAACCGGTTCAAAGTGAACTTCATTCCATAAATGTATAGGTAATTGTCCTTGTTTGCGTCTTGGTCTAGATATTAAACTACAAGGTTTAGGATCTTCAACTTTTAAATGGCCACTATTAATAGGTGCTTTAACATAGTACACTCCAGACCATAATGAATTAGGATGAGTATGTGGTCGGTTATAGCCACCAGGTGGATTGATATTGGCCCACATGTTTCCAAGAAAAGGTTCATTGTCTAATAATTCATCTTTGTAAATAAATGCTTGTGCTTCATATAATAAATCAACTAACATTTTATATTCAGGTTTTTCATGCATATTGGTTTGACTATGCCAACCATTCATATTAGTTTTAATTTCTCCTTTATCTTGTTTAGACCAATTTACAATATCTTTTTCTAATTGTGCATTAAACTCTGGTGTACCAATATCTTTAACATAAATAGGTGTTGCAAAATATAATTCTAGGTTCATTTAAATGGTGTTCCTCCAAACCACATTACTAATGATTTTCTAACTCCTCTTGTAATAGGCACTACTCTATGTCTAATAAAAGATGCAAAGAATATGGCTTGTCCTTGTTTAGGTCTAGCTATTTTTCCATCGGACATTAATTCAAGTCCACCACCTTCAAATTCTGATTCATGAGATAATAAACATGTCATAGATATTTTTCGCACGGGCGGTTCATTTACACAATTAACATCTGAATCTATATGCCAATCATAAAATCCACCTTCTGGATATTCTGTATATTGTGCGGGTTCTGTTATTTGCATTCCTTCAAATCCAAAATGATTACCGTTTGTTTTTCTCATAATAGTTTCTAATGTCTTATACATCTCTGGCATTTTATTAAATGGTATCCAGCTTATATGAGATGTTCTAGTTTTAGTATCAACGGTTCCACCAGATCCTCCACCAACTTGACCCATTTCTTTTGGTTCAGAACGACCTGCATTGATAATTAATTGACATTGTTCTGGTGTAAATATAGGTCCTGTTGTTTCAACAATTAATGATTTCCATTTTGGTTCTGTTATCATTGTGCTCCTCTATTGATTATTGGGTTGTATAATACATCGCAATTTGCAGCTAATGTTCTTCTAGTTTCATTTGTTCCATTAAATGGATAGACACAATGTCTCATATCATATGGAAATATATAGAAGTCTCGAAGTTTCATTGGTGGTTCATAATCTACTTTTGCAAACTGACCATTACTAGCTCCTAATATTTGTAGCTTTCCATTTTGTGGAGTGTTTTCTGATGAATATTCAACACCATAAGTATTTGGTAATTTTAAAATCATAACGGATGATAAACCTGTAAATAAATTGCCTTGGTGAACGTGCACAGGATTGTATTCATGTGCTTTCATTTCATTTACCCAAATTGAATTTAAATGTGTTTGATATTGTCTTATATGATTAAATTCTAAATAATGATGAAACATTTGCATAAACCAATCTAAAACATTTTTAGGTAATTCATTATGTCTTTTCATTTTAGATTCATCTTCTCCATCATAAAATAGAGAATGTTCATCTTTAATTTTGCCTACTAATTGTTTATTTGCAGGATTTAATTGTTGAAACTTTTGTTCATAAGTTTGATTAATTGCGTGAAATATGTCTAAAGGAGTTTCATAACGCAAAATAGATTGACCTAAAAAAGTAAAATTAAAATTCATTCTTCATCTCTTGTCGTATTTTCGTTGCAGATATTTCCTGTATCTGTTTGGGTAGAACGATTTCTTCAATCTTATATCCTACGTCTCTTCCATAACATATATTTGTAATATTTGCAACTTGAATAACTTCAAATTGACCAATATAGTCTTTAAGTTTTTCTTCAATTCTTTTTTTAATATCTTTAAATTCAAATGGATTATTATTTGACTTTGGCATTGTTCTAACCATAATTTGCACCTGTCCGGTCTTCTTTAATATTTCTTTAAATAAAGCTAAATGCCCATCATGAAATGGTTGCCATCTGCCTAACATCTGTGCTGTGGGTTTAGAGTAGTCCATGAATATTATTTATAATGTGATCGTAATTAAAATTAGTAACTTCAAAATCTACCTTTTTAGGTTTTTCAAATACTTTATTCGTATCTTCAAATCTTCCTTTAGCAATAGTATTCATCCAAATCTTCATATCATAGAAAGATCTATAAGATTCAAATGGACAAACAAAGTCTACAACAACATAATTAACTGCAAGATCACACATAGTCATCATACGATTAGCTTGTCGCTTTCTACCTTGTTCCGTAAAATCCCAATCTTCAAATAACTTTCTAATATCATCTGCATTAAAATGAGGTATTTTTTTATTCTCAACTAATTTTTTAGCAAATGTAGTTTTGCCTGATCCTGGTAATCCAAATATTAAAATTTTCATAATACAATATGTCCATACGCACGTATGATACTTTCAGGTATCATTGCACGATAAGGATTTGCTTCCTTTCTAATCTCTTCTCTAATCGTATGCATTCTATTTCCAACTACTGTATCGTCATAACTCATACCATTAACTTTAAATTGATTCAAGGATTTTAAGTTATGATTAAATCTAGGTATTTGTAAAAAGTCATATATTTTATTTATTTGGTTTTCCGTATCCTTTACTAATTCATCATATTTAAGAAAATGACACATATGTTTATTTTCTGGTTTCAATGCATTTTGAATTGCAATAAGATCTTTAGCAATTGCACCATCTATATTCATTAACATCCAAAGCTTTTCTTCTATTGTTTTCTTTCCAAATTTATTAGGAAAAGCAGATGGTTCATTCTCAAACCATTTAATATAAGATGCAAGAACATCTAATAAATCTCGCCAAATAACTATGCACTTTATAGGTTGACCTAAATGTTGTTTCATTAATGCAAGATTTCCTGGTGTCATTACAGGACCACGATCAATGATATACTTATAATTCCAATCTTTATAATAGTTTTGATAAACTGAAGACAATACGTTATTCAATGATTTATGATCTGGATAGTTTTGAAATACATCAGTTTCTTTAAGAAGAAATATATCTTTCATTATTTCTAATGTAATAGAATTAGCTGTAACTGCGATATCTGGATTTTGGTTCATGATAGAACCAAATAAAGTATTACCGGATCTTGGAAGAGCTAATAAGAAGAATATCTTCTTATGAGTTTGGCTTTCCATAGGAAATAGATTCTTTCTTATCGTGTTTTAATTCGCCTGATTTTTTAACTCTTTCGATAGTTTCTAATTGACCTACCACATTAAATACTTCTGGTTGAGAAGATCCTGAAGTTAATGTTTTAGCTTTGTTTAAATATACTTGATGATAAGTATCTAGTTGATGTTGATTAACGTCTTTATCATTAAAAGTACCATCATTAAATTCTACCTTTAATTTAGACCACATATTAATTTCTCTCATTCTATCTTTTGCAACAGCTTCCATATTTGCTTTTGCATAAATCTTTTCATCTAAATCTATTTTATAACACTCTAATTTATATTCATCCGTTTCAGTTTCTAATTTTTTAGCTAACCATTTAATCTTTGCTTCATTACGTCTATAATCAAAAGATAGTGACATTAAATTTTCAAGAAATACACTTTGTTCTCTAACACACTGCCAATATTTTGCAGCTTTATTAGGATAACGATTGTCTTGTAATACTGAAATTCTAGCTTCTGTTTCTGTTCTAAATATTTGTTTTTTTGTCCAAGTATCTCGAAGTTCATCCACCATTCCTTTAAATGATTTTAAATCATTAGGTTCTAGTAGATTATTAAGGTGTGTTTCTTCTTGTTGTATAAGCTCTTTTATATCTCTCTTCTCTGTCATGAGAGGTATATAATATATTATAGGTTAAATGTAAAGTGTTAAGAAGTTGTTATTGTTCTAACTGCTACAGCTGTCCCTGTCCATTCTTCAGTTGAAGCTACTTGAGTTGTTGTTACACCACCATATGCTAAACCCGCTGTTTGAGTACCTGCACCCCCTGGTTCTCTTCTAGCTGTTGCAAGTCCTGTTGGATTAGAAGTCCAACTTGCTCCATTATATAATTCTGTTGCCGCTGAACCAGGTGGAGTATCTCCACCAAAAGCAAGACCTGCAGTTTGTACACCTGCCCCACCTAAATTTTGTCTTCCAGTATTTAAACTACCAGTTGAAGTCCAGCTTCCATTATATGTTTGTGTAACAGCTGTAATAGCATCAGAAGAATTTTTTCCACCAAATGCTATAGCCGCTGTTTGAGTTCCTGCTCCTGCTAAACGAAATTGTTTAGCAACCATAGTTGGTCCACTAGTCCATGATGATCCACCCCAAGATTCTGTTATATCTTGTGATCCAGTTGCTACTGGTCCTCCTACCATTCCTCCAAACACTATTGCAGCTGTTTGATTACCTGCAGAAGCTAATTCGAATCTTCCTGTACTTAAACTAGTAGCACTTGTCCAAGAAGTTCCATTCCATGAACTTACTATTGCTAATGGTGATGAATCTGCACCTGCACTTATAGCTGCAGTTTGAGTACCAAAACCAGTTCCTAGTTTTCTAGCTGAAGGTAGTGCAGTCGTACTTGTCCATGAAGTTCCATTATATAATTCTGTTGCTGTTGTTAAAAATGTAGGTGGTGTTGTAGGAGTTTGTCCACCAAAGGCAATAGCCGCTGTTTGAGTTCCACAACCTGTTATACCATCTCTAGCTAAATTCAAATTCCCACCACTCGCCCAAGCATTAGTTACAACATTCGCATAACCTTTCAAAAGATTCGTTGTTGAATTATACCAAATCTGACCTTCAGTCGGGTTTGCTGGATCTGAAGATGTGATTAAAATATTCTGTCCTTGTATTCCTGTGTATTGTGCCATTATGATACCGTTACTGTTTTAGTTTCTGCTACGCCTGGGCCTGTAAATTCAAGTGTAACATTTGATGTTCCAGGTGATCCACCCCATGATAATCCTGCTGCAACAGTTCCACAACCTCTGTGTTGATTTAAAGCTGTTGGCATATTATTTGGATTTGAAGACCAAGTAGTTCCATTCCAAATTTCTGCTTTAATACCATTAACAGGTACATTAGTTGGTGGTCCACCACCAAAAAAACCTGCAGATGATTGAGTTCCATAACCAGCACCTTGACCTCTACCTGTATTTAATCCTGTTGGATTAGAAGTCCAACTTGTTCCATTATATAATTCTGTTGCTGTTGTTGTTGTATCTCCAGGAGCCGAAATTCCACCAAAAGCTAATGCTGCTGTTTGAGTACCTGCTCCACCTAGATCATCTCTTCCTGTATTTAAATTTCCACCCGTTGTCCAACTTGATCCATCCCATTCAACAGTTGAATTTGAATATGGACTACCTCCAACAGATCCTCCAAAAATTAAAGTAGATGTTTGAGTGCCTGCTCCACCAGCTTTCCATCTAGTTGCAGGTAATGAAGTTTGTGGACTAAAAGTAGTGCCATTAAAATAATTTACATCAGATTTAGCAGCATTTGGATTTCCATAACCTCCAGCAAAAATTGCAGCTGTTTGAACACCTGCTCCTGCATGATAAGCTACGTTAGGACAAGTTGCTGGAATACTTGTCCAAGATGTTCCATTATAAGTAGCGGAGTTACCATTATATGATCCTGTATATCCTCCAGCTAATAATCCTGCTGTTTGAGTTCCTGCGTAACCAAAAGCATATCCACCTGATCCTAAATTACCACCACTTGCAAATGTTCCAGCAGTTGTAGCTTGTCTCACCTTCAAAACAGCAGACGTAGAATTATACCACACCTGACCGATTTGTGGATCAGATGGATCGGACGCTAGGTACTGGACTTTTTGTCCATATGTTCCGTAATACGTTGCCATAAAAATTTTATTCTAAAACGATAGCCGTTGGTCTTTGTCTATTAAACGGTTGTTGCTTCTGTTCTTCAGGTAAAGCATCCCATGCAGCTTGAGCTATTGCAACTTGTTCATCAACTATAGCTTGTGCTTCTGCTTTCGTTTTCCAACTACCTGCTATTTTATTAACCCAAAGATTTGCATCTTGGTTATTAGCTGGTATCTGCCAAACGTTACCTGGAAACCCAGAAATTTGGAATTTAGATGAATCATCATGTGTGATAAATCCTTTTCCCCAACATTCTGCTACACAGTATTTATATGCCATGTTTCCTCCTTATTAATATATGTTTATACCATTTTTCATAATCATTGTATATTACGAAGTTGTTATTGTTTTAGTTACTGGTGATCCTGGTCCAGTCCATTCTTCTGTTGCTGCTGAAACAGGACTGTTGCCTCCAATTGCTAAAGCTAAAGTTTGTGTTCCTGCTCCTGCTAAAAGATTTCTAGCTGTCGAAAGTCCTGTTGGATTTGATGTCCAGCTAGTTCCGTTCCATAGTTCTGTTGATGATAAAAGAATACCTCCTGGAGGAGCCCATCCACCAAATGCTACTGCTGCAGTTTGAGTACCTGCTCCTGCTAAATAACCTCTGCTAGTATTTAAACTATTAACTGTTGTCCAACTTGTTCCGTTATAAGATTCTGTTGCAGCTGTAACAGGATAATTTGGTGCACTACTAAAATTTAATAAACCCCCAAATCCTAAAGCTGCAGTTTGAGTTCCACAACCTGCTAAATATATTCTAGCGGTGTTCATTGTTGCTGGTAAACTTGTCCAACTTGATCCATTCCAAGATTCTGTAGCTGCTGTAATTGGATTTCCTCCTGCAAACATTAATGCTGCAGTTTGAGTTCCAGATGCTCCTCCTTGAACATGGTTTGTATTTAAACTTGATGTTGTTGTCCAAGTAGATCCATTATAAGATTCTGAATCTGTACTTGTTCCAGGAGTACTTGGATTTGTTCCACTAATTGCTAAAGAAGCTGTTTGAATACCTGTTCCTTTTCCATTCCATCTTGCAGTGTTCATGTCACTAGATGAAGTCCAAGATGTTCCATCATATTCATTAGTAGTAGCTCTTTTACCAGCGGCAGTAGGACCACTACCAATGTAACCACCAGAATTTACTGCTGCCGTTTGAGTGCCTGCAGCCATAGTTCCGTATAATGCTACTGGTAAACTTCCTCCGCTAGCAAAAGTTCCAGCAGT